GTTGATGCCACGGATTCTGCCTGCGTTGATACCGATGCCCGCCCTTTGTGCAACATATCTGCCGATAGCCATATCAGAACTAAAGATGCTATCGAGGGTGTCATCAACATCAACAAGAACACAGCTAGCAAATTGTCGAAGTGGAGTTCGCACTCCCGCCATGATAGGTGTGGGAATGTTGATTTTGTGTTTGCTGATTGCGTCATAGTATCTCCTGACGTATGACATTTTGGTTTCTTTTGGATACTCTGCAAAAATAGTCAGAGCAATCATCATGTACATAAATTGTGGCGTTTCGTAAACTCCACCGCCACTTCTGTCTTGCACAAGGTACTTATCAACGACTTGACGTAAACCTGCATAAGTGAATAAGAGGTCCCGATCATGATCGATGTAACTATTAGCCCGTGCAATCTCTTCCTTAGAATACTTTGTGAAGATTTCACTATCATAAACTTCAGAGTTCACACAATTAATTATGTGACTTTCAAGGTTAGGAAGTTCTTTATGTCCACCATAGAGTTGCTTACGAACTGCAAATAAAAGCAGACGTGCAGCAACATACTGATAATTCGGATGCTCCAGATCAATCAGATCACTTGCACTACGAATCAGAATCTCTTGAATCTCTGCTGTCGTAATACCATCATAAAACTGAATACCCGACTTCATCTCAACTTGACTCGCAGAGACCCCTGCAAGACCCTTGGTTGCCTCTTCAACCATCAAATGCATCTTATCCAAGTCAAGAGGTTCAATTCGTCCATTTCTCTTGACTACCTTTGTACCGTTGCTCATATTTTCTTCCAAGTGTTAAATTTAAGTTTTGCTTCTAAACCAGAGTAAGTATTTAATTCTATCACAGACTGCACATCCAGTCCAGATAATACCATGTCGTTAATGTCTTTATCAGTTATGTTGGATGGCCAGATTACTACCTTATCTCCACGCTGGGTGGCTGCATCAATCTTTGCAACGATTTCCTTGTTTCTTGGTTCGTTGTCGTAGACGTATACGAACTGATAATCCAGAGTGCTAAGGTTAGCATCGCTACCACACATAGCAATAGCATTTCTAACGAAATGACTGTCGAACGGTCCTTCTGTGACGTAGACTGTTTTAGTCGTATCGATTTCATCAAGTCCGTAAATCTTAGGAACATCTTCCTCCAACATGATGGTAATGTATTTAACCTTGCTAGGACCAAGTGCTCTTCCCTGAATTCCGATAAGTTTTTTCTGGTAGAAAATTGGAATGACTATCCTAGGTTCATCATAATAAGTATTATCAAATGTCTTCTTCAGACTATTGACCCACTTCTTAAAAGTAGGGGTGTAATAAAATTTATGCGGATTTAATTTTCTACCTTCCAGATACTTTTTTGCGTCTTCATTCTCTGACGCTTTTGGAAGATTAATCTTGGTATTGAATACAGGTTTCTTAAACTCAAACTTAGGTTCTTCTGCTACAAAGTTTTTACCAGTCTTACCCTCTTTAAATTTTTCAAAAGTGTATTCTTTATAAAGATTAACATCAATCTTCTTCAAGAAGTTATTGAATGAAATGTTAACGCCACAATTGTGACACTTAAAGTTAGTATTGTTTTTTACTTGGTAAAGATAACCTCTCGCTCTGTTCTTATTCTTCTGCGAGTCCCCACAAATTGGGCAACGGAAGTTATAGAGATTACTCTTTACTCTTTTAAATTTCAGAAGTCTAGGAGACAAAATACCAATGTATTTGGTATCAACAAAATCCATAATGTAGTAGAGAGTTTATTTTACCTGTTCTACTATTCTATCTGGGGATGCAACAGAAGTCAATAAGTTAGATGCGATTCCACTTGTAGCAGCACCAATAAGAAGACTTGCTACTATAATGACTCCACCCACTTGCCATCTGAATTTAGCAAACTCTTGTATCTTTTCTTCTACTTTTAAAATTCTATCTTTTACTTCTTTATGGTCTCTTTTATTTTCTTCCTTAACTTCATCAAGCATTTTTAACAATAAGGCATCAGTCTTTTCTGATTCTTCTAGTTTATTTTCATGCCTCTCAAGTATAACAGAAATCTTATTACTATTCTCGGAAATAGACGTTACAGCACGTTCTAACTTGTCCAACATTTCCTTGGACAAGTTCTCATACATGTCGAACTTTGATTCTAAAACGGCAATGTTCTTACCAAACCCGAACGCCATTTTTCTACCTTATAATTTTTGGTTACAATAAAATGTAATCACTCCTGTCCACTTTACCACGGAATTTGATAGTTTAAGAAGATTATAAAGTGAAGGACTTTTCTTTAATTTTTCCATTTGGCACTAGTGCCATTTACTTATTATTATTTATTTCTAAGATAATCTAACCACTTCTTACGAGAACCTCTTCCGCCTTTTGCATACTTTTTCATTGGTTTATCATAACCAGCAACAGGTCCTCCTTCATCAGCGGATGATGTAAACCCACCAGTTCCAACAACCATAGATTCTCTAAGGTTTCTAAAGTGATTGATGACCCTATCTATCTTACTCATCTTTAAAAATTAAGTTTAGTTCTCTTAAACAATTCAAATCAACTGGTATGTCATGAATGTTTGTTTTGGGATAATCAGGAATCTTATTCAAAAAAACCATAAATGTTTTTAACTGTGGCCACATCTCCGATTCCAATTTAAAGAATAGCATAGGAGTTGCTGCTTCACCAAAAACATTATACAAAATAGTAAAATGATTAATTAACAGGTGAGTACGAATCTCACCTGTTTTTTTATATCTCTTTAGAAGTCTTTTGACATATTTAAAGTGATTTAAGTCACGATTAAAATCATCTTTGGTCACTGCCTGAGGATTTTCATAATTTTTAATTGCAAATAAAAGGAAGTTATCCTCATTCAGATGATCAAATTTCATACTTACACTATATTAAAATCAAGTTCCAGGGAAGTATCCGTCATCAGCATCATTATCAGTTGTAGTAAGAATTCCACCAGCAACTAATACTTCGTGCTTAACTCTCAGCTCTCCATGCATGTCGATGTAAGTGGTAACACCTACCCATCCACTATGTCCTACAGCATACTCAGTAGTTGATGCTGCACCAACTTCAATTGCATCAACACCATACACAGCAGTTGTTACAGGACTTGTAGAGTAACCAACTGTCTTCTCTTCAGGTGCTCTGTAAGTGCTGTCAAGAATTGTGTAACTTGGTTCCTGTGAAATGTAGTATGCAGTGCCTGCAGGAATTACAGTAGTAGTAAATCCAGCAGTAGAAGCAAGAGTTAATGCAGTACTTCCTACGCCAACGATTGCTGCATAACCATAAGTCGCACCAGCACCTACGGTAATAACATCACCTTCACCAACCGCATCAGTGAAAGTAACTACTCCAACAGGACCATAAGCAGTCTTAGTCGCAAAATCAACTTCAATTGTACCAGCATCATATACTAAATCGGTATTTCCCCAGAGTGCCATTCTCTTTACCTTTTTGAAAAGTTTTACTAAAAAATATTTATAAAAAAGGAGAGTTTCCTCTCCCCTTTGATTGTATTTTATTTATGCGATTTATTTTGCTGCTTCACCTGCTTCTTGAAAAAGCAGTGACTCAATTACATCTACAGCACCATCATCGAGTTTGTTGTCAGTGGAAGCAGCAAGACTACGAAGAATTGAAACCAAATAACGACGGACTTCTTCTTTCTCAAGAAGATTTCCAATCGTTTTCTTTGCTAGAGGGAGGAATAATGCCCACATAATTTTTTACCAAAGTCTACATTATATATAGCAATCAACCTTCAGTTTTTTGACCCTGCTGTGAAGTTTGCTTCTGAACTTTCCTTTGACGGATTGATGCAAGTTTCTTATCAATCTGTGCAGACTTTCTCTGAAGTTGAACTTCTTGAGGACTCATCTGTACTTCACCCTGCATAGATTCTTTGACTTCAGGGAGTTTCTTATGCTTTGTTGATGCAAAATCCTTTGCATCTTTCTTGCTCATGCCCGCAGCTGCTTTGGCGACCTCAGCAGATGCAGGCGCTTCACCCTTTTTTGCGGCATAAACCATCCCCATAAATCTCTGTTGTTTTTTGGAGACTGCTTTCTCATCAATCTGCTCAACTTCTTCACTCATACGATCGACAACTTTCTGTGCCTGTCTTTTCACAAATCTCTTTAAAGAAGTCTTTGCCCTATTTTTTACATCACTTCCTTTTTGAGAAAGTTCTCTTGCTTTATTGTAAGCAGCGACTTGTGCTTTAGCAGATGCCATACCATACTTTTCTTTTGCCTTTGTTTTTGCAGCAGAAAGTTTTTCACCAACCTTTCTCTTAATGTATCTCATACGACCTTGAAGTTTGCTTTGCTTCTTAGGTTCAAGTCCCCTACTATCGTGACCGTAAGTTACAGTTGCTTCATCAAGTAAAACAACTTCAAATGCTTCTTCAATCTCATCTTCGGTATAACCTTCTTCAAGGAACTCATCATAGATGGTATTAATAATAACATCCAACTCATCAATCTCTACTTCTTCAAGGAGAGTTCCACCAATACCTTCTACTGCTTCACCCAACTTTGGGTTAATAGAGATTTTATTTTTCTGGTTTTTAGGCATCTCTTTGATTTGCTTCTCACCATCTTCATCAGCAACTTCAATCAAATCCTGTCTCCAGTTTGAGAAAGATTCCTTTGTCACTTTCTTAGGTCCAGTGAATACCTTTTTCTTGCCATCAGGAGTTGGGACAAACTCACCATACTCACCCTTATGCTTATCATTATGCTCTACATCACCATCAACATCAGTATCAATTCTCTTTGATGCCTTCTTAGCAAGTTTTCCAATGTTTCCAGAAGGAACTTCTACTTCACCATGGACATTTTTTGCTTCCATGTAGGGAGCAAGTTTTTTCTCAGTCTTTCTGAATTCAGCAGGTGATTCGTATCCAGTCTTCTTAGCATCGGGATTGATAGAAGAACCTCTACCAAGAGACTTTCTCTTGGATGATTGCTTTCTTACATCAATCTTTTCATCAACCATCTCTCCTTCTGGTTCATAAGAATTATAAACACCAGTCTTCATTCCCTTATAGTGCTTCATAAGATAAGCAAGTTCTGCTTTCTTATCTCTTATACTCTTAATATTCTTAGCACGTTCTTTTACTTTAGATTTATCAGCAAGTTTAGTTATTCTAAGTTCATCAATCTGCTCAACTTCTTCATCCTCACCTTTTTTCTTGGAGATTGCCTTACCAATCGCCTTTCTCTTCTTATGAAGATACTTATCTGACTTATCTACATCACCATCATTATCGATGTCTGCATCTTCCTGACCTACTGGGTCAAGTTTTTTTCCTTCCTTCATCCAACGAGGAACAGTGTCGTCCTTCACTTTCTTCATGTCTGCAATCGCTTTCTCATTATTCTTTTGACGCTTTTTCATATCAGTCTCAAGATATGAATCGTCTTTTTTCTCAGCAATCTGTTCTAGATAGATTTTTGAAATATCGTTAAGATGAGTCATTAGTATGAAGTATTACTTTTTAGCCTTATACTTATTTATAAAATTGCGGATGCTCTTAACATCTGCCATTCTCATTGTGTATTGAGTAAGTGCTGGTGTTCCAACTTCTCTTTGGTCTGCAGGGACACCAGATACATCAGTAAATGCTTTCTTCTCCACCACATCAGTAATCCAAGACTTGAACATTAGATTCTCTTCAGTAGCACAGATAAGATAGTTAGTTCCACGACGAATAATCTTACCTCTCAATCCAGTGTTTGCGTTCTCTACGATTGTTCCCTTTCTAAAGATGTCTCCACCAACATAATGTTCTCTTAGATTCTTATAGTTAGATCTTGGAGACACTTTCCACATCTCGCTTTTTGTCTCTACGCCAATACCACTCTTGACTTTCTTGAATAACTTTTCAGAATCTTTGAAGTTCTTTGGAAGACCTGCCTTAAATCCATCAAGATTATCTTGAGCAGCAAACTCTCTCATCTTCGATGATGTCTCACTATCATTATCTCTTTCACCACCAGCAACTACAGTAATGTCGTCAAAGTTGTAAAGTTCTCCATTGTGTTTCTGGGCAAGACCTCTGAACTCACCAAGTCTATCAGCACCAACAACAATAGTTACTTCTGAGTATCCCTCATTCTCCATCTTTTGGAGAACATCAAAAATAGTAATTGCCTCTTGGTCATTTACGATGTTATCCTTAAATGAAGGGAACATCTTTTTCATAAACTCAATTTTGATATCAGGTTTCAGAGGATTCATGTCAGAATCTTGTCCTCTAGAAGGATAAATCTTCAGATCAGAACCACCAGCAATTCCTTTTGCAGCAGTGAATAATTGCTGATGCTTCTTGGTTGGTGGGTTGAACTTACCAAATACCAAAGTTACTTTGTTACCACCTTCACCATCTTCTGGTGCTGGTTCTTGTTGAGGTTTATCTGGTTCTTTTGGTTTCTTCTGCTGATCTGGAGGAACATCTCTTCCAGGTCTTTGTCCTTGATTATAAAACTTTAGATCACCACCTTCGGTTTTCGCAACAAACTCTCCAGACGCATTATACCATCCGCCATGACCGTCTCCCTTGAGTCCCATTTTCTTTGCTCTTTGGGACGCAAGTGACTCTTGTGCTTCAGTTATAAAACGCGAAAAGTTTTTCATTCTTTTAAACTTATATATACTATATTTATTGCTATTAAGATCTCTTGATTTTTGCGTAGTTAATATTTCTCATTGACATAATCTCATCATTTTCAACTACATGAAGACGACCAGCAACTTCTTGCCAAGTATATCTTCTTGGTTCATTCCAATGGAAATTAATTCCTTGAAATCCCCAATTAAAAATGGAAGTCACAGCAACTAATGGATGCTGATCATAATCAATATCTGGGGTCTTGGGATTATAGATGAAAGTATAATAATTTCCCTCTTCAGGAACTAATTCAGTTTTATCAAAGACATCAATTATTTCAACCATAATATCTTCTGGGTCAGAAAGATTTTCAATTCTCTCATTAAGAATATCAAGTCTACTTTTAGATTCTGCTTTCTTTCTTCTCTGCTCTTCTAATTTTCTCCTTTGAGATGTTAAAAGAGATGGTGCTTTTTTAGCCTTACTTAGTTTTCTAGGCATTATCGTCTAAGTGGAGTTTCTATAAAAATTGCATTACTAATTTCTTTTTTTGGCCTAGCTTCTACTCTAATTCCAGGAAATCTATCAACATTTCTTCTTTCAGATCTTCCCCTAACATGAAAGTATGGATAAATGTCTCTAGGAATCTCTCTCACATTTTCAATTAAATTACTACAATTCACAATAAGTTCTCCAGAAGAGTTCGGATTAATTTGATTGTTAAAATTTTTTATTATAATTGAACCATTGTCCAAAATATCATCACCAAAACATACCTTTTTAGCATCAGATGGTCCGCATTTATATGCTAGTCCTATTTTCTTTTTTGTTCTAGGTTCAACTATATCATAAGAATACTTTGTTCGTTTACCAGAAACTGGTATATGATCAATTTCAAAATTTCTATTGCCACTTTTGCCTTCAATTTGATCTATTGCAAAATCAAAAATTTTTTCAGCAACCACATCTCCAATTAATGTATCTGCCGATTCCCATTCTCCAAATTTATTTTTTTTCAAAGAAACTTTGTATTCTTTATTATCAGAATAATAGACAATAAAGTCAGATTTTTGTCCTCTTTTGTCTTCTCCACCAATAAACTTTACTTTATATACATCGTTCAAAACTATATTTTTAGTAGTAGTTTTAAATACTATAGTATTGATCTGTTGTTTTTTTCTATTAAGAATGTTATAAAAGTTTCTTTCGTTACTATCTTTTATATTTGTTCCTAAAACTTCGATCATTTTTTTTAACTATTTATAAAAAAACCTCCCATTTCTGGGAGGTCTCTAAATCAAACTCCACCTCTTGTCTTAAACTTATCAGTCCTTCCACCTTTACCATAAGTAGAAACTGAAACCTCAGGTCTTCTCTTATCTACAGTGTATCCAGGATCTTTTTTCACTGGTTCCATAGACCTTCCTGCGTATTCAATTTTTTTTTCAGGATTCTTTTTGAACATTCCCAAGATTTCATCAATCTGCTCTTCAGTAATCGCATTCGCCATAATCCAGTTTGCTTCCTGAATGTCTTGTGCGATTTCCTCATCAATCAGAAACTCAAGGATAACATCAAAAGCATCGAACTCTTCTGAACGGAGTGCCTTACGACGACGCTTCTCTGCTTGTTTAGGACTTACAGTAGCACCTTTACCACGATTGGCATCGGGATCCCAGTTTCTGGGTGGGGTATATTCTATGTTACCCTTCTTAAACATCTTAATTCTATCGCGAATCCCCTGATCGCGTTTACCCGTTTCATCAAGATACTCTTCCTTACGAAGTTTCTCTTTTACCTTTCTCTTTACTTCACCAGCAGCATACTGAACTGCTGCCTTTGGGTTCTTTTTGATGTCGTCTCTTACTGCTTTGTTGAGAGCAGCTCTCTTTTCTGGTTTTCTCAACCAACCAGGATTGTTATGGATTCCCTGCTTGTAAGCATACTTATTTACATGCTTCTTAACTTTCTCACCAACTTTATCTCTGAGACCTTCTTCTACGTTCTCGACTTCTTCCATTCTAGCACCAGACTTATGGCGGGTTGTGCCTGCAGAATCAACATAAGTTTCTCTCTCCCTTCTAGGAGTTACATAACCAACACCAGGGACTACGCCAGTCTTACCAGCATCTCTAGCAGCATTTCTTGCTGCTGCTCTTTGTGCTGCTCTCTTACGGTTGCGATCGTAAGAGCTCATTGCCTCATCAACTTTATCTTCTTCCTTATACTGAGGATGATCATCAACCTTCATACCACGCTTCTTCTCAAGACGTGCCTTACGCTCAGCAGTGCCTTTCTCGGGATCTAAATCACGAACACCCTCTTCTACTTCTTGAGGAGCACTGATTTGCTGGTATGCTTCCATCAAACTTCTAAGTCCTTTAGAATCCATCTTTGATAATCTTTAACTATTATAAAAATTATTTATAAAAAAAACTCCCGAAGGAGTTAAATATCAAGCACCAATAACGGCACCAATACTATCATCAAGTTTTTGAATGGTTGAACGAATATCAACAATACGAGGAGGAATACTTACCTCATCATAGGTGTATCCTTTTTGAGCATCAAACAGGACTTGACGAACTGCAGCTGCTGCACGAGCATCAAGTTTAATTGTTACTTGTTTTTCTTTAGTCATTTTCATCCACCACCATATTCACATCCATTAATTTATTTTTAGTTGTATCATCTTTCTTTCTGAATTCGTGCAAATCTTCCCAATACCTCCTTACATTTTCTCTAACTTTATCAAGTGCTTCTTTACTTTCTTCAGTTTCCTCACCAACTTTCATAGAGGTAATAGTAACTCCGCCAGTTTTATTTCTGTAAGAATAGATGACTTTATTAGAACCACTATCAAGTTGTTGTCGAACTCCCTCCATAGTTCCGTGCATTTTTGCTGATGGAACATCCTCAAAATCTACATTAAGATGTGCGAAAGAATATTTAAGGGTATCCAATTGTAGTTTCGTTAAGGTAGTCACAGGTCTCCCTCCTTACGATTCTCAGAATAGTGAACATCAAACTCACCACCAGGATAACGAGACCTCAGTTTCTCAACATTCATCTCCATGATTTCATCAATAGATGTATTAAGACCCATACATGCCTGAGCAACATACCACATGATGTCGCCAAGTTCACGCTTCAGATGAAACAGATTCTCTTCAGTTACAGGTTTGCCTTGGAAGATAGTCTTCTTAATAATTTCAGTAAACTCACCTGCTTCGGCAGACATACCTACAGCAGCAGTAAGCAGTCGCTCGGTAGGAAAGTCTTCTTCTTCAAGAGTTTCAAGTCGAGCAATGAAACTTTCATAGTCTTTACTTTCATTTGACGTGACTGCATCAACGAATTCAACATACTTTTGGGTATCAACATTACTCATAGTTCTAAAGGTTGTAGGTCAGATTGGGGGAGTGATTGTTGCATAGGAAGTTCAAAGTCTGGTGCCACTGCAACATGAGGCACGTCAACTGTTTGTGGTGGATGTGGAAGATAAATCTTTTCCCAGGTAGACCCAGGATACCTTTCACACATCTCTATAGCATACTCTTCTTTTCCACAATGAACTTGTGGTAGTCCATTCGGATGATTGTTGAGTTTTACCTCATAGTAATGAGGAAGTTCTTTAGCAACCAATTCAGATTGCATTTTTCTTGTAGTGAGTCCCATTAGAAATTAAATGCTCCAAACTTATCCTTTAGGTTTGGTTTACTTTCTTCATAAGTATACTCCTCATCCTTACCATTGTCAAGGATGTCGTCTTGTGCTGACTGCTCACAATCGAACAATCTCATCTTTGCTCTATCAATACCCACTACAAATCTTTTATTCATTGTGGGGTCATTGTATCGGTTCTTCAACTGCTTCACCATAATTTGTCCCAACTCCTCAAGCTCATCTGTAGAAATAAGGGCAAACATAAGATCAGCAGTAGCAGGGAGACCAAAGGACTCGCTAGTATCAGTAAGCTCAACATCAGAGCTACCATAACCAGAACGAGTGGTCTGCGTGGCAGAAACGATAGGGACGTTTGCTTCAACAGCCAACCCTCTAAGTTCTTCTGCAATAGACTTAATATACGAATATGAATTGACAGTGCTGTTTCCGCGATACCTGCTGGAAGCACATATATTAAGGTAATCAATGAAAATAATGTCAGGTCTAAATGACTTCTTAAGGGCGAGTTCATTAAGAAGTGACTTAAAGTGTCCAGCATGAGCAGAAGCAGTAGGATACTCTTTAATAATTAGGGTTCCATTTGTCTTCTTGGAGATGTTATTAATTTTAGTATCAAAAACACTCTTCGGAAGTTCAGAAATGTCTTTGATGTTTACGTTGAGGAGGTTCGCGTCAATTCGTTCAGCAATTCTCTCTTCCGCCATTTCCATTGTAATGTAGAGAACGTTCCTCCCCTGGAGCAGCACGGAGCTAGCCACATGGCACATGAATAGAGATTTTCCGACCCCAGTACCAGCGAGCGCGACATTAAGAGTCTTGTTAGGTAAACCACCTTTCGTGATTTTGTTAAAGTAGTCGAGATCAAATTCAATTCTATCTTCCTTTTTTCTATAGTATTCGTATCTTCCTTCTGCATCTATAATGTAATCATGTCCAACATGATTATCGAAACTTACTGCTAATGCCTCCTGAAGGATAGAAGGAATAGCGTCTCTATTTTTTTCACCCTGCCCATCAGCAAGTTGAACTGATTCCATAAGTGCTAGATATATAGCACGATCACGGCACCACTTTTCAGTTGTATTAATCAACCAATCATTTTCAACACTGATTGGATCTAAATTTTGAATAAGATTACAAATCTCACCATACTGCTGTTGATTAAGATCAGAACGATCATCAACATCAATTACCAACGATTCCCTTGTAGGAATGCTATTGTATTCAATTACAAACTTTTTAATCTCTTCATACACAACTTTTTGATTGAAGTCTTCGAAGTATTCTTCCTTAATAAAAGGAAGAACTTTTCTAGTATACTCTTCATCATTCAAGAGGCATTTCAAAATTAAGAATTCAACTTTATCCATATCTAAATGCAAACGAAATACTTACTCTTGTTTTATCTTCTCTAAATGGAAGAACCATGTGAAGAAGATATGATGGAAATAAAATCAATACTGATGCTGTTGGATAAAGATGATAAAAATCAACGTTGAAAGCAGATGCTTTATTTGTTGGTAGTTGAACTTTTTTACCATAAGAAGGGTCTTGTAAAACCAAAGACCCACCATCCTCATTATCCCAACTTCCAGGTTTTAATGGATTTTGTGTTGTGTAATTAAATCTCCAATCATCACCAATAATAGATTCTATCGGATAATAAACACCCGCTAGAGCAGTTGTTCCGTGATGATGCATAAAGTTTAAATCACCAGATTGATTTATGTTTGCCCACAAGTCTGTACATACAATACCATCTTTGTATCCATGTTGCAAACAATACTGATTTCCACATTCAGTTAAAATCTTAGAAAGAGATTTATAACTATCATACTTTCTTTCTAAGTTAGTTGTACTGTGCCATCCTCCCATGTTGCTGTGGTCTTCACCAGAATTCTTACTCTTCTCGGAGATAGCATCTTCAACTAACTTGATATTTAAGTTATGGTTTGTCTTCCCAAAATTTTCTAGTCCAATTGGAATAGGAAATAATGGTAAAGACTTAAGTACCATAACTAAATTCTCCTTGTGCAATCACATCCAGTTTTTCCATGACTTCTGGAGTAAAGTATTTCTCAGGTTCTTTTAGAATTTGTTTTGCATAAACTTTCTTCATTTCACCATCAACTTCTACTTCATAACGTCCTGCTACATTCTTCCACATTCCGCCAAGTTCTCCCAATTCAAGAAGACCATAGTATCGATCAAGACCACGTTCATCATAATAAAGACGAACTTCAACATCCTTATTTTCTTTACTCAAACGCGACTTAGCAGTCTTTGCCTTGATAATGTTTCCAATAACTTCTTTTCCATCTTTCTCTTTCTTCTTGCTGAGATGAATAATGGTAGAAGCAGCATACTTAAGACCAGAACCACCACCCATCTCTTTAGTAGGAACATAAGCACCGATGACATCATAAGTGTGATTAGTCACAATCATAGGAATGTTTGCTTGACCCAACTTGAGTGTGAGCATTCTGAATGCACCTTTGATGAGTTGGGATTTAGTCATGTCCCGAACTTGCTTATCATTCAGCGCATCATTAATCTCCTTCTCAGTGGAGAGCATACCCAAAGAGTCTAATACCATTATGCAGGGTTTACGCTCATCTTCAGGTTTTTTTAAGTACATGTCTACCATCTTGAGTGCCTTACCACGGAACTCTTCAACAGTAACAACATTCACTACAACAGTGCGATTAAGGTCAACACCACGACTTTCTAGGAGCGATTTATTGACAGCTGCCTCAGTATCAAAATACAAGCAGTATCCATCAGGATTAGTGTCCAGAAAATTCTTAACCACTGCGAGGCTAAAAAAAGTTTTTCCAGTACTAGACTCGCCAGCAATGGCAGTAATCTTATTCCCAGATACACCACCAAATATACTACCTGAAACCAGTGCATTAAAAATGTACGAACCTGTGTCCACGTAAGTTTCTTGGTCGTCGATGTCGGCGGCAAGTTTGGTGTGCTCATCTCCAACCTCTTTTATAATATCCTTTAAAAAATCCATTTCAATTAATAGCAGAGTACAAGTATAACATCAGGAGAAGAATGAATCAAGAGTTGCTGTCCTCTCAACTTTCCACTCAATCGCATCAAGAATAGCCTTCAAAGGTTCCAAGAAACTTTTATCGAACTGTAAGTCATAATCAATGTAAGAAACAACTCCAAGTTCTTTTGGAAATTCTTGAATGAACGAAATCACATTCTCGTGAATTATGTTTGGTTTTTTGAGATAGAGAAACTTAATTTTCTCTCCGTTCTGAATAAGTGAGTATTTATTGGTCAATTTTTTCTTCTTCACATAATGATTATAAAGAAGTGCTCCACGAACATGAATAGGTGTTCCTTTTGAATAAATGTCTGAAGAAGACTTCCATTTAATCACATCAGATACTGAACGAGGAAAAGCAATCTCTTCTGGGGAAAGTGTCTTGAACTTTTTCCTACTTTCATCAATGTATTCAATCACCTCATCTTCAGTTCCACTCATCATAAGTTTGAGAGCATCCTTAATCATCTGACGACAAGGTGCTGGTGTAGAAGATTTGACTGCCTCAATACCCATCATCTTGAGTTTGGGTTCAGTGTATTGAACACCTTCACTGTTCCATACGTTGAGAATGTATCGCTTCTTTGCAGTCCAGATTCCACGTTCAGCAATGTTCTCACGTTTCATCTGCATCTTCTGATCGTAAGCATTTACGTATTCCGCCAGTTCTTGGTAAGAACTTTCAATATACTTCTCAAGTTCCACTTGGCAGATCTTATCAAGGATCGAAACAATGCTCTTAGAAGTTTTTTCTCTTCCTTCGAATAGTTTATCGACCAAAGGACCCATGTTGAGATAGATAGAATCAGTATCAGAAGCAATAACATAATCAACTTCCTCAGTGTGTAAGATTTTGTTTAGATGTTTGTTCATTTTGTTTTCAATCCAACGGATTGATACTTGACCAGAGAGAGTAATCGCTTCCGCGTTGGCAAGCTTATAATACCTGAAATACTGGTTGCCAATAGCACCATAAGCACTATTAAGTTGGATTTTACGCGCCATCTGAATGTTATTACATCTAGCAATCTCCTTCTCAAGTTCCTTGGTAGGTGTCTTTTCATAGTCCTGTTTGGCGGCAAGCATTTTCTTTTTGTAGATGGTTCGATCCTTATAGATCTTATCCATCAGTTCAGGAAGAAACCCACGAACATCCTTACGATACATTGCCCCATTAGCACATACCGCATTATCTTTATACATCTCAAAGGTCAATTCTTCGTTAAGAATTTTATCCACAGTCACACTTGGATGACGCTGATCCAGAAGTGTCTCTGGAGAGATGTTGTATTGCATAATCAAATGGGGGTATAGAGAGTTAAGGTCAAAACTCACAACCCAATCATACTTACCAGGAATTGGTTCTTTTACATAAGCACCTGCATACCTTTCATCCTTATCAGAACGAACGATTGGAGGAATTACAATGTTTCTCTTTTTCAGATAGTTGTAGATAATCGTGTCCCACATACGAACCTGAGAGAACACATCAGCATAATTTGCCTTAGCGTCATACGCCATGACGATAGCAAGTTCAATGAGTTTCATCTTGTCCTCCATTCGGTCAACAAGTTCCACGTCAATGATGTTGTATTCTACAAACTTCTGCCATCCATTTGTATAGAAATC